GGTGTTAAATCAAAGAAGCAAATAATGATATTGCCGTACGACATGTTCGTGGTAGACATACTCAACCACAACGCTGAACATACGGTGCACTTAATGGCGCTTCGTCCCGAAGCCGCTACCGATGTAACCATGCCCATGAAGGCGATTGTAAGTAAGGATGAAACTGTGAAATCACTAGCCCAACAAAACATAATCTCCTCGTTTGGAGCAAACAACGACAAGAACCTTGCGGATTACGTTCGCGCCTGCGTAGAGCAATCCAGCACCACCAAGGTAGCGGTCAAAGTACCCGACAGCTACGGATGGCAACCAGACAACTCGTATGTGTTTGCTGGCCGTATTTTTACCAAGGACGCAGCGCCTGTCTGTGTGCCCATGCCGGGGCTGGAGAATCTGACGGTCAACACCGAACCCAAAGGCACACTGGACAACTGGCGCAAGTTCATACAGATGCTCATCAACCGCAGGATGTACTCGCACCTCGCCATCATGCTGGCAGGAGCCAGCGCCCCCTTCATGCGCTTCACAGGCATCTACGGGCTGACGTACCACTGTGCTTCCACAGACTCAGGCACAGGCAAGTCACTGGCGCTGGAAGCGGCAGCATCCATCTGGGGCCACCCCACCCACTACCGCACAGGCAAGGGCACTTCTCCAGTTGCCATGCAGCAGCGTCTAGGTCTGCTCAACAGCCTACCGCTCATCACGGATGAGATCACCAGCAAGAACCGGGCAGACTTCGAATGGTTCCCAGCGTTTCTGTTGGATATGACTGAGGGGCGCGGCAAGGAGCGTATGGAGTCCGGGGCCAACAAGGAGCGTTTGAACCTGTCCACATGGATGACAACCTGCTTGATGTCCTCCAACACCAACGCCGTGGACTACCTGACAGGTGGACGCAAACATGCCTCTGAGGGAGAACTGCGGCGGCTGCTGGAGTTTGTGCAGAACGAGAAACTGAAATGGGAACCGCATGAGATCGAGGTCATCAAGTCTCTGCAAGAGAACTACGGCGTGGCTGGCTACGTGCTGTCTGACTACTTGGCTAAAAACTTTGATGCCTTCCCGGAACTGGTGTCTGGCAGCGTCAGACGCATGTACGTGGAATTCAAAGCCACCAACGATGAGCGCTTCTGGATGGCAGGTGTCGGTGCGCTGGTAACCGCTGGGCTTGTCATGGGCAGCAAGCACGCGAACATCATCGACTTGCCTATGGCCCACATCATCGCCCACCTCAAGACCGTTGTAGAAGGCATGAGGGCAAACATGAAGCACAGCGCAAAGACCGCAGAGGATGTGCTGAACGCCTACACCCGCGAGTCATACGGCAACTTCATCGTGATCCACGAGGTGGTCGGGGGCTACATGGCAACGCTTGGATTGGAGGATGACCAGAAGATCAACTGGCGCGAACTCACCCGATCTAACGTGGCAGGGCGCATCGAACACGGCGTCACCGAGGGGTACATCGACTACTTCATTGAAGAGCAACTGCTCAAGGCGTACTGCTCATCCATGAGCTTTGGGTATGCCGAATTCAAACGCCAGTTGTCGGGCATGTGCCGGGTGGAGTTTATAAAGAAGGACATGATGGCACGCACCAAGGGGCCACAGATGCGGGTTAACGTGATGAAGATAAGCCGCCGAATAGGGGAGGTCGATGATGCCATTGGTGATTCGCTATCCGTGGCGACTGATTGAACGGGGGCAGGGGTTTTTCATCCCCTGCCTTGATATTGAGGCGGTAAGGGAGGAGGGGTTAAAGAAAGCGCTCTCCCTCCGCATGCTGGATGCCCGTGGTGTTACGGGCATCCGCAATGGGTTTACGGGCGTGTGGTTTTATCGACGTTCTTAGCTGCGTCTGTTGCTTGGCGCACCGTCTCCGCAAGGCGAATCTTTAGCTGGCGCATCTCGGCCAGCTTGGCCTGCTTCTCATCGCCGGTCAGGTTCGATGCCCGGATGGCGTTCTCGTACTTGGTGATCTGCTGCATGTTCGATGTGAAGTAGTCCGCCACACCAGCCTGCGCAAACTCTTCGCTACGCTGGCTTACCAATTCCTTGGCTTCCGCAACACGCCCCTCAGACAGCATGCGGTCTACGGTGGTCTTGACTTTCTTGACATCGTTCATGCGCTCATACACAGCGTTGATGATGCCGCCAGCATCGTTGGGCTGGAACGAACTGCCGATCACCGGCATATCCGACAGGCGCTTCGTGGTCTTCTCTGGCGACTCCCCGGTAGGCACACCCATACTGAGCACCTGCATGAGTGCCAGACCCATCGTGCCGGTGTAGCCGCTTACCAGCGCCTCAATCTTGATTGGGGACAGCCCGAGCCCGGAGCCCATCATCTTGCTGATCTCGCTGCTGCTCTCGCGGAACTGCTGTTCAGGAAGCACCGCCTGCTCACGCCTAGAAAGAATGTCTTGCCGGGTGTAGAACGACTTGCCAAGTGCCGCTTCAATCCCGGGCTTGAGCGCTTGTGGGATAGGCGGTGTGATTGGTATGTTGACGCCTTTGTACTGCACAGTCGCCATACTCGTCCCGCCCGGAAGCGTCTGCAAAATGATAGCGTTGAGCGCCTTGAACGCCTCTTCTGCTCCGTTCTCATTTGCCAGCGAGTTGTATATTGCTTCGGGCAACGCCTTGAACAAGTAGCCCACCTCAAATGGAATTGGGGCCTTGATGGGCTCGTCAATACCGGGAATGCGTATAAACCAGTTCCCGTACTTCTGCTCTGGCGTGGCGTTCTTGTAAGCCTCGTCATCCTGCATCATGGCAGCGTACGCCAAGGACGCACCAAACATAAGCGCACCGTTAGTGATCAACTTCTCCTGAATCTTCAGCCGTTTGTCGAATGGCAGCTTGCCTGTCAGCGCCTTGTACAGCACGTTCAAACCCTGAATCTGCGAGTTGAAGAACGGAATCAGCGCATTTGCCATGTGAATGCTGGGGGATGCACCACGCTTGTTAAAGTTCATTGACTCCAAGGACATCAACGTGGCCTCCATCTCCGACAGCCCTTGCTTGATGTAGCTGTTGTACTGTGCGCGGCGGGTGGCAGCATCAGCCTCCATGTTGAGCGCTTCGGCCTTGGATATGAGTTGCCCCAAGTTGCCTTTGCCTGACATCATGTCGTTCAGTATCTTGGTCATGGCCTCGCTGCTGCTGCCACCGGCAAAGATTTGCCCCCCTGTAATGCCACGTTTCTCCAGCGTTGATTTGGCAGCAGAAGGCTTGCCGAATATGTTAATTTCTTTCAATGCACCAAGCACGGGAACAAAATCCGCACCAGACAAAAGCGAAGCGGCCAATGAGTCTCGGAACAACTGGCGTGCCGCATACGTGGGGCTCAGCGTGACCGCCCTGCGCAGCAACGTAGCGGGGAACCCCAACGCCCGGACAAGCACATTGAATTGTGTTGGAATGCCCTGCATGCCTTTGACCAAAAGATCAGCAGGAACGCCAGCCTTGTCGGTGTCCACGATGGCGTGGTAGTCATCCCCATCTATTTTGAACCGAACAACTTTTGGGTCTGCCGTACCCGGCCCTCGCCGAATCTGCGCTAACCCCATGTCCTCAAGCTCGTTCATGGAGTTCTTAGTCGCCAGATTGCGCAGGCCCATGTCCGTAATCAAGGCCGTGTTCTGCACCGAGCTTGTCAGGAAATCCAGAATCGGACGGTCACCGCCAACCAACTCGTGCAAATAGGGCTGCTCAGCAATGCTACCAACCCGGATGGGGGTCTCACCGCCGATGGTAAGCAGCGCTACGCCGTTCTGTTCCCGGTAGAAGGGGATGTAGTCGTTCTCTTTGGTTAGCCGCGCTGCGTGTGCTTTTGATATAGCCCCCGACTGTTCAAGAAAACCGACCATGTTGCGGTTGTATTCGTTGTACACATCACGGGCTTGCTTGAAATTCTCTTCCAGCCCGGGCGTAGCGCGGATGTTTGCCATAGCGCTGTCAAGCTGCGCCTCTGTCAATGCATCACCAAAGTGCAGTGTTTGGAACCCCTTGTTCTTGGCACGGATGCCAGCCAGATACATTGTGAACAAGCGGTTGGCTGCGTCTGGACTGCCAGCGGGAGCCTTCTTCAGGATGTCCACAACCTGCTGGATATTGGCTCCGTCAACGCTCTCAACAACGTACTCGGTGCGCCCGTCTTTGCGTTGTTTGGCAACCCGCTGAATCGCCCCATTGGCAACAGACTGCGCGGTGAAGTTCATCCGCTGGTCGTACATCCGCAGGTAGTACATCATCTGCGAACCCTTGAGCGCTTCCATTCCCTTGGACACCCGCTCCAGTGGCGCAAACCGATCTACAAACTGCGTTTCCGCACCCAGCCAACCACCCGATGCTGCGCGAACCCTGTCAATGACACCGCGCTCCTTGGCAATGAATGTGTCGCCGATGACTCCTGCGGCAGCAAGTCCCGGGTTGGCATACTTTACGTCTTTGGGGGACAGCAAGGAGCCGACTGACCTGAGTTTTGTTTTCTCTACCGAAGGTGCGTTCTCTGCTTTTGCTGCTATGAAATTCTCAGCCAAGTCCAAGAAACGGTCTAGCATGGGGCCTTTGGCGGGTGTGTTAACACCTATCAAACGCAGTAGCCCATCTTTAAACCGTTGCCACAGACTGCGGCCCTCCCACTGCTTGCCGCGCATGTACGTTTGCACCGCCCGACTTGCCAAACCCTCGGCTACAAACTCGTGGATGTCGCCGTCTTTTATAACCTTGTTGTCAAAATCTTTATCGGCCAAAACGCTGTCGCGCATGCGGTTCAACTCATCTTTGGCTTTGCGTTGATTTGGAGTAAGTTTGTCGTCCGCCTTGTCCAACTCAAACATGGTGGCTGCGTGCGCTGCCTCATGCACCACGGTCTCTTCAGACAGGCCGGTGTTCTCGTTGATGCGAACCCGGTTGCCATCTCTAGACGTACTCCCGGGAGCGTCAGGGCTGTCTTGCGCCGTCACTTCCACCAGCTTGACGTTGACACCATTGACTTCAACAACGGCGGCTAATTTACCCGCTATGCGGCGTGCAACATGGTTGCTGCTTTTCTCTGAGATGTTGGTAAGTACCGCTGCCAGCTTATTGCCGCCCAGCAGATCTACATTCTTTGCAGACAGCGGCGTGTCATTCGGCCCGGAAGTACCGCGCATCTTTCCTTCAAATTCACCGCCGTATATCTCACCCTCAGATTTCTGACTAATTGTCCCGGTCTTGGGTGCAGCCTGCGCGGCATCGGTTTTGGCTGCAGATAATTCGGCTGTGATACGCGTCTGCTCCACATTCAGACTATCAACAAGCGTTTGTTTTCGAGTTCTGGGGTCTAACCTTCCAACTGCAGCAACACGCTCTTTGATATTTGTTAGCTTAGCGCTCAAATCCTCAACTTTCTTTTGAGCAATTTCAAAAAGCTGCTGTTCTTGTGCACGTGCGTCAAATGCTTCTTTTTTTTGTTGCTGTAACTTATTAGAAGATTCCATCTCAGCTTTGCTGATCTGTACATCCCGTTGTTTGACCCCGCGCGTTTCAGTTAACCGCATATCCGGTCTTGTATACGTGCGCTTCTCAGTTTCTTTAACGCCACCTTCTTCGCCTGAGTAAAACACTGTGGCGGGGAAAACCTCTTTACGTGCCACGGCCCCCAACGCCCGACCTTTGGTTTTATTTAGCTCAACTTGTTGCTCTTCAGAAACCGCCTGCCCGTAAGTCTCGCGGAATAACGTATCAAGCGTTTGCGACCGCTGCTCGGGTGTTTCAACGGCTTCAATCTCTACGCCGCGCAAGCGTGCAAGCTGTTCGTCGCGTTTGTTGAGTTGGTCTTGTGCTTTGCGGAAACGGGTTTGCAACCCCTTGCGCTTGGCGTCCGTAAGCCCCGGGGCTTCCAATTTCTTTTTCAAGTCTTGAGTTTTTTGAGACTCTTCACCGCGAAGGCGGTACGCTGTTGCGTAGCTTGCATCCTTGTTCTCCGCCCTCTTACGAAGTTTTACAAGGTACGTGGTAAGCTGCGTCCGTGCAACATCCCGCTCTTCCTGTGACAGGTTAGCATCATTGATTGCGTCTTCAAACGCCTGCCGCTTAAGCGGAGCTTCGTCAATAGCAGCCAGCATAGCGCGGCGGCGCTCAAAAGAAATTTGTTTTCCAGGCAACGCACTTAGGTCGCCGGTCAGCTTGCGTTCTTTACTGGATTCTTTTTGTTTCTCAGCGCGGGTTTCGGCCACAGTGGGTTTCTGCTCGCTAAACAAGTCCTCGTACATACCTCGCGTCTCTTCGCGTCGAACCTCTTGCTCGCGCTCCGCCGGGAACATGTCCTCTTGTGCTGCTGGAGCCGCCTTTTCAGCAACGCCAAAATACTTCCGCAAATCCTGAGTTGCATCTCCAATACCCTGCCCAACATCTGACGACAGCCACCGAGCTACGGTCATCCGCGCTGCTGGATCGGCCATGATGGCGGCTTGGTTTTCTCCGACAAGCCGTAGCAGTCCTCGCTCATTTCGAGAAAGTTCTGCGGTGTTATCAAGCGCAGCTTTTTCTGGCGCTTTAAATTTTCTATAAGAAGCTTGCGTTCTTTCTGCTAGTGGTGCTGCATACACATCACGAGTTGCAGTTGCTGAACTTTTTGGCTTACTGACTTTTGCCAGCATGCCTTGCAACTCACGGGGGGAAACTTCTTGCTGTGCTTGGCGTTCGATCTGAGCAAGTTGCTGCTGCAGGTTACGCGCTTCTGTCTCAGCGGGTAGGCCCTGTCTCAGGCTGTCAAGAAAGTCAACAATCCGCACCCTCGTATCGCCTGCGCCACGCGCAGCTTCTGGCACGGCAGGGACGGTTTCCAAGCCGGGGATTCGCCCCGTTGTAGGCGCTTTGTATTGAAGCAGCGCTGGCAGATTCTGTTGCAGTTTGTCCAGTAACTTGGCGTTGGTGTCCGACAGATTTGGCAACGCCTGTGCACGTTCAATGTCTTGCTGCAGTGCTCGGGGAGATGTCCGCTCTGCCGGTTGTTTTTCTATCGTTTCACTTTCCTTCGTACCCGCTGCGCCCTCCCAAACAGGACGAACGCTGGCTGCACGCCCTTGGTCTTGCAGGTAGCGCATCCGAGCAATAATTTCTAGCGCATCCCCCTTACGCCCCTCTTGTCGCGCTACAGTAAGATTTTTGCTAAGCTGCGTCAGTTCTGTCCGAATTTCTTGCGTTAGCTCTTGCGTCTGCACTGCACGTGTTCGGTTAAGCTGCGCTGCACCGGGGATCATGTACTGGCTTCCCACCGGGATTTCTTTGGGCTTTTGCGTTGTGGCAAATGCCTGCTCAAGCGTTTTGGGTTCCGTTGGTTCGACCGTGGTATCTTCAACTACCGGAGCTTCAACTACCGGAGCTTCAACTACCGGAGCTTTAACTACCGGAGCTTTAACTACCGGAGCTTCTGCAACGGCTTTCTTGGCACGTGGCTTTTTGACCGGCTCAACTTCGGTCTCGGCAACCTCTGGGGGAACTGCGGGAACTGGGGGAGTAACCTCATCCACTGGCGCAGACACCGTGCCTTCAACAGTTTGGGCTTTAGGTAGGGGCGCAGTCGTTGCCTCGGGCATTGGCGTAGTGGTGACCACAGGCTCAGCAACCGCAGGCTGAACCGCCATAGGTTCAACAGGCGCAACGGTAGGCTCAGCAGCCGCAACGGCAGGCGCAACGGCAGCGGGGGGACGGAAGTCAACCCCGGGGTGTAGCTGGCGTACACGGCGAATCTCGTTCACCAGCGGCTGCATGGTTTCTTTGGCGTACGCATCCCGGGCTACACGCGCATCCTTGGCGTCTGCTACGGACAGCGGGTCTTTCGCGGCACTGAGCGCCCTGACTGCATCATTGAGCCGCTGCATCTCGACGTTGGCAGCAACGTAGTCCTTCCGCAACTTTTCTGCGTAGTTGGGATCAGCATCGTCTGTCGCCTTTTGCTGCGCTGCAACAGCGGCTTGCTGTTGCTGAACTTCAGCAGCCTTGGTGGCTTCTTCTTGTGCTTTCTGCTCAACCTGTGCTCGTGCACCGCCACGCTCTGACAACCGGCCCACTGCACCAAGTGGAGCCAACAGCCCTACCTGATACGCAGTCTCGCCGTACTCTCTGAGCGCATCAGGACTTGAGAGCGACAGCCCCGCCTGTGCACGCTCCAGCATCTGCTGGGTGATTTCCGTGGGAATCTCGGCCAGCGCACCAACGCCCACGCCTTTGGCAAGCACCGTCAGCAACCGCTCATCAGCCAGCTTGGCTGCACCCTCGGCACTGCGACCCAGCAGCGCTCCCATAGGGATGCCGGTCAACTTCTGCACCAGCCTGCCACCAAACGGGATTAGCGAACCTGCTACGTCCAAACCAGCTTGAGGAACGGCGGCGGCTAGGGCACGCCCTGCATTTACGGGAACGCCTTCTTGCGCTTGCCGCTCAACATTCCCGCTGAACTGCTGTATCAGAGACGGTAGCAGCGCCCCGCCAATGCCGCCAACGGTTGCCCCAACAGGGCCAAGAACACTACCCGCTGTCGCCCCGAGTCGCGCACTACCTGCCATTGCAGCTAGGTTAGGTGCTTGTTCTGCAAGTGCCGCTGGGATTTGACTTAACGCTTCGCCTGCCGCAGACAGCACGCCGTCTTTGTTGTATGCGTCTTTGACTTTCTGCAAGCTGACTTGATCAGCGTACTTCTTGCCCATCGCCTCGCCGCGCTCAAGTCCTGCGCGTGCTGCCGCTTCGGCATCCCCGGTAGCAGCACCAAGGGCTGTGCGTCCGCTGGAGATGAGGGACTCAACGCCTTTGCCTATAGCAGCGCCAATCCCAGTTTTTGGTTTGGGGGCTTCCTCGGGGGGTTGTGCAGCCATTAGCTGCTGTGCAATTCTGGCTAACTGTCTCGCATCCTCTACATTACCCGCTGCATCTGCATTGCGCAACGCTGTGAGGACTTGCTCAAGTTCCATAAACTGCACCTATTGTAAATATTTATCCACCAGTGGATTGCCAGTTTTGCCACCAGCACCGCCCATTGTACCCATAAGCTCTGGGTAACTATTAAGCAATTCTGCTCGAGCTTGCCGTTTTGCTGCAGCCATCTTGACGGGGTCGAGACTGAGCATTTGATTGGCTTCAAGTTTTAAAAACTCTGTTGCAAGTTCTTTACGAAACTGAGCCAGTGGCTTGTCGTCTTCAGCCTTACGGCCAGCCTCTGACTCAAGGTAGTTGCCATATTTCTCGTAGTACTTAGCCATTGCCGCTTCTTTTTTCTCATCGGCTGCGGCTTTTGCCCTTGCTTGTTTAGAAGCTAGGGCAGCAACACCCGCTTCGCCCACATTCTGTAGCGCATACTGCGACTTGCCTGCCATCAGTTGCAGGCCAAACATCATCAGGTCTTCGTAACCAAACCCTTTTAGGCGATCTGGTTCTGGGCTTGCCATGATTGCTTTGGTAGCCTCTGCCACAGCTTCTTTTTTAACTGGGTTTGGAACATCCGCAAAATCACGGTCTGTGATTTGTTTGTCCCAAGATGCCGTAGGTTCTGGTGCGCTACTAGCCCCTTCAGTTGCTGCTGCACCTGCTGCACCTGCTCCCACTGCCCCCGCACCTACAAGTGAAGGAGTAGGAAATTTTAATGGTGCTGGTCGTTCTTGTAACGCTGCCATAGATCCTGCGGCTACCTGTGCATCTGCTTTTGCCGCTTCTGCTGCTTTTGCTGCTTCTGCCGCTTTTGCTGCTTCTGCGGCTGCTACTGCTGCAGGTTCAACTACAACTGGTTTTTCTGCTACTACAACGGGTTTTTCTGCGGTTGCCTTCGCTCTTTCTGCCGCTCTAAAGTCTGCTCTAGCAACGGCTTCTGCTTTAAGTTTTGCTGCTTCAGGAAGTAGGGTGGGTATACCACCGGTAACGACAGGTGGAGGTGTAGGAACAATTGTTTTTGGTGCTGCCGCTGGAGCGGGTGCTGCCGCTGGAGCGGGTGCGGGTGCGGGTGCAGGTGCAGGTGCGGGTGCGGGTGCAGGCGTTGGTGCGGCTTTTGGTGGTGCTGCCGCTGGTGTTGGTGCTGGTGCTGGTGCTGGTGCGGGTACAGGTGCTGCTTCTGCGGTTTTTAATGGTGTTTTTCCTTTGCGACCAACAGGTATAAGCGCTGGCAAAAAATCTGAAATTCTTGTTGCTATATCTCCAGCAGTGACTGAACCTGTAGCCTTGTCTATTGCTTCTCCAACGGGTTTTGATACATATTCTGAGAATTTATTTGGCAAATACCCAAGAGCATCTAGTATTCCCTTACTTGCTTCTGAAGTTGGGCTGGAACCGCCTGCTATATTGCCTACATATTGTTCAGCGCGTTTTGCATAATCGGCACCTTGCCCTTCTTTCCCCGGCATAACTGCGCCAGCAACATTCCCAGCAAGACCAGCAATTTGTGAAGCCAAACCTTGAACAATACCCCGAGGCACTTCAGAAATTGGTTTGATATCTATTGGAGGAAGCAGAGTTTTTCTTATTTTGTCTGCTGTTGTACCGCCAAAAGGATTGGTTGTGTCTTTGGGTTTATCTACGGTTCGTTTGAGGTAGTTTACAGGTTCAACGGCCCGTTGTGCTACTTGTTCTGGTGTAAGGTTGCCTTTTTTGGTTAGACTTTCAGCTATCTCTTTTCTTAAATTATCGGGAACTAACACACCGTCATTTTTCTTTAGGTGGTTATTTAATACCGTTTCTCCTTGGTTGTACGCTACCGCCATTAAACGAGGATCATTATTATATTTTTTCTGTAAATCTTTCATAAACCGCAACGATGCGTCTATATTTTTGATAGGGTTTGTGCGTTCTTCTGGTGCTACCCCGTAGGCTTTGCCCGTTGCTGATATTAACTGCCCAATACCAACAGAACCACTTCCTGAAGCGGCATTAGGATCATACCCAGTGGGGTACGCTTTGGTTCTAGACTCGTGCGAAAAAATGCTGTCCACAAACTGTGGATCAAGCCCCATTTTTGCTGCTTGTGTAAGCGCGTATCTACGATAGTCTGCTGTTGTTCCCGGCCCAGAATCTCCGCCTTTAGCAAACCCAACGATCCCACCATCAGCCATGTTAGACAGGCTGCGTTCGGGTAAAGCGCCTATGCCCATTTCTTCGGGCAGTTGAGAGTCCATGTAGCCACCGTTTGCTGCCATTTGGGGTGGCATACCTTGCGGTGCTTGCTGCTGCGGTGCTTGTGGCTGCCCCTGTAGGGGCATACCTTGTGGCGGCATACCCTGTGGCATCCTTGGCTGGTTCATGGCTTGAATAGCCTGCTGAACTACCGGGGCCTGCATCTCAGGCTCACCCCGTTTGCCTTGTGTAATTTCTTTGGCAATGTTGTTTACAAACAACGCCATTGACACCGCAATAGGATCATCTGAATGTTCTGCGGCGTATCTCTGCCTGCCTTCTGGCCCCATCCTAGCCAGCATCTTTTGCAGGTTACCAATTCGATCATCAAACATTTTGATTCCTTATGCCATGCTGTGGATAGCCAACGCAACAAGACCTTGTGGTTTTGATTTTACCAAACCACCTTTGGCATAACTTCCAACCATACCACCGTTTGCTTTGCCGCCAAAAGCACCGAACGCTCCCAGTGCAGTAGCTCCCAAACCGCCTATCTGGCTCAACATGCTAGGAGGGGCTTGGTAGTTGTACATTGTGCTACCAGCATTGGTGGTTGGTGCTCCACGCAAGATGTCGGACATAAACCCAATTTGTTTGTACGGATAGTTCTGGGAGCTTTGAAAATCTTGGTACTGATTGTTTAAATCAGTCTGCTGCTGTTGCTGCTGTTGAGCGCCCAGTTGGTTCTGCATCTGGTTGATGCCCATATTCTGGTTGTACTGCGTGTTGCCTAGATTGCCCAGTGTGGTTGCCCCGGTCAAAGCCGTCTGAAGTCCTTGTAGGCCAAGTCCAGCGCCGTACTGTCCTTGCTGCGCGTTTAGTTGCGCTGCGTTCTGACGGGCTTGCTGTTCCGCATTGAACTGTTGCTGACCTTGTGAGTAGGCAGTGTTTAACCCCTGTGCTTGGATGTCGCCTTTTTGCAACGCAAGATTACGAGCAGCTTCTGCATCCATGATGGCTGATCGAGAACCGCCAAAAGCGCCCTTGCTTACTTGATCAGCTTGTCGCCCAGTTGATGCAATGTCAGCTTGCCGCTGCGCTTCACGCAGTTGAATGTCCGTTACATTCTGCTGGTACGGGGTCATGTACTGCCCAGCAGCACCCGTACCGGGTGTCATCGCCCCTGTTTGTGCGTTATACGTTGGGCCTGAACCACTGGTAAAGGATTGCGTAGTGAACGGGTTGTAGGTGTACCCGGTGTTTAAAGCACCTAGTGATGCCAACCCTGCCGTTGCTGTGGCATCTTTCAGTTGCCCAGAACCCTGCATAAGAGCAGCGTTGTCATAGGACAACTGTTGCAAGGGACTGAACTGCGCTACCCGATCCCCCATGTACGTCATGAAGGGGTTGTTTTCCAGATCAGTTAGGTTGGAGGCATCCCCCAACATCTGGTTGGCATATTCCTCTAGCTCTGGCGCAAAGCCGTACTGGTTTTGTTGTATTGTTGTTGAGGTTGGATCTGGCATGATGCGTCCTTATGCGGGAAGATATTTGTGTGCTTTGGAATCCACAGCCACACTGTTTTTGCCGGTAGTTTTACGGCGGTTGGCTTGTATACGATCCATCATTTTGTACAGTGCCCGTGCACCAGCTTCGGTGGAGCCGTTGCCAAGCTCAGACACAATCCGGGCAGGTACAACAAACTCACCATCTGCGAGTCGAGCGGGTTGACGATCTCCAATGCTTGCTGGGATGCTGTCTGACACACCATCACCGGGGCCGCGCAGGAGCCTGCCACCGTCTGAGTAGCCACCGAGGGAGCCTAGACCACCTTGGGCGTAGCCTGCCATGCCACCAGAAGCCATGTAACCACTACCACTACCAATATCGCCTCGATCACCTTCAGCAATATCCCCGCCTCCGGGTTGCCCGTTTTGTGCGGCTGTTGCTGCTGCGTCTGCTCGATCTGAAGCACCAAAACGGGCTTCATAAGAATCTCTTGCTTTTATTTCAGCAGAATTAGGGGTGTTAAGTGCGTTGTTTAGGTCTCTAGCTTCTCTATCATCCGCTATGGCTGCTCGTGCTGCTTGTGCTGCTTCTGCTATCGCTGCTTGATCTGCGCTACTACCTCGGCCTAATCGTCCTTCATGGCTAAAGTTAGGGTCTATATTTCTAGCAAGAGTGTCTGATATTGCTCCCAGTAAACCTTTGCCACCACTCATATTTCCCAAGGTTGCAGCTAAAGAGTTTGCTCCAGATGCAAGCCCTGTGGTCGGGCCACTAATACCGCCAACCATAGTTGCTCCGGGAATGCCGTATCCTCCACCGGGGCCAGACTCAGTTCCCGGCCCACGCGCATCCCCAGCATTGCTGCCACCTGACATATCCATCAAGCCTGCTATGCCAGAACCACTAGCTGAACCGGTTTCATATTTGTTAGTTAACGGGTTCCACCTGTAAGTAACACCATCTTTTACGGTTGTTTCAGAACGATATATGCCATTAGGGAAGTCAAAATAATATTTAATACCCGTGGTGTTATCCGTAAATTCTTTGTCTGGCAACCCACCACTTGCATACCCAACGCCTGCAAGACCACCGTTGGCAAGAGCCATTAAACCACCTTCTGCTTTACCAAATGCTTTGTCAGCTTTTGCGTTTGCCAACAGTGTAGTAATTTGATTTTTGGTCATACCCGTGGCCTCGGCCAAAGTATCAGGATCTACAAAGTTTGTAATAGACCAATTAGCCAAAGCATTACCCTCTAAGGGTGTTTTTGCTAGTGCGGCTTTAGCTTGGTTAATCGACATGTAGTTAATAGTTGACTTTTCTTTTGTAGTCGGGTCTGTTATGGTTTTCTGCCGCATATAATCTAGATTGCGGTCATACTTGCCGGTTTCTTTATTCCAATTAAGCTTTGTGTTTGTGTTGACGGGAAGCCCTAGTACGGCTTCTTTGTACGGGCGCATGATCTCGCGGTACGTCTCTTTGCCCGTTTCATCTACGTCCGTCATCTTGGTTGGCTTCGGCCCCTTGCCCCTCAAGTAGTCATACATTTTTTTGCTGTAACCAGTATTTGAATACTTGGCATCAAACTCGGCGGTTGTTGTTGGCACAAATTTAGGGGTGTATCCAAGGTTACCACCGCCTGCCTCGTATGTATCTCGCACACCTGTCATACCCGTGAAACCACCAACAGGAATACCGGGAATGCGTGGGGACGTTGTGATTGTCCCGTTGGGGTTGATAGTTGTCCCACCGCCTACTTGACCAGCACCTGTGCTACCGCCAACACCGGGTGCTATGTACTGTGTACCTGCTGTTGTTAGGTCTGTAACTACTGCGGGGTTTTGTACTACGGGGTTAACTACAACGGGTCTTGCTGCGCGCTCTCTGGCAGCGTGTTCTTTAAACCCAGCCAGTTCTGTTGGGTCAATGTAATCACCAAAAGTTTTTTGCCAAAAAGCCATGCCCTCTGGGTCTGCTGTGCCGGGACGACCTAGTTCTGATTGATACAGCGCGTTAAGGCCAGAAATTGGTATGTAGTTCTGTTGATTGGCGCGAGTAGAAGTTTCAGGTACAGCAGCGGCTCTAAAAATATCCCTCTCACTGTCATCAATGGTAGCGCCAAATTTAGTAGCCCAGTTTTGTAAAACTTCAGGACTTTCTGCTTTACGATCTAGAACAGACCCGTACAGACCTTGAGCCGCTACTAAAGCGGCATTGTTTGTATTATCTTTAGCAAGCTGTTCTGCAAATGTTCTTCTAACATCTTGTATGTCTTTTCCAGTATCAAAAAAGTCAGGTGGAGAGTATTGTGGTGCTTGTGGCAATACTTGTGCTACAGGTGCTGGTGCTGTTTCTGCTACGGGTGTTGCCGGTGCTGCTTGTGCATTAGATAGCGCCGCTATACCTGCTCCTGCTTGGGGCGATACTTGTGCTGCAGCTAACGGTGCTGTTTCTGCTACGGGTGCTGCTGGTGTTGCAGCAAACCCTGACCCTGCATTTGTATTGGTTACTACAGGGGCTGCTGGTTGAGGATAGTTTGTTGCTATGTAATTTCTAAGCCATGCATCCTCATCAAAAGGGGCCGCCGCTGCTCCCACTGGCCCACCCCCCTCATAGTGAACTGCCCCACCGTGAGCCAAACTCATCAACCCACCTTTTGCGGCAGAACGGCTGTACAGTTGTGAAATTGGGTCGTACCCATCGTTTGATCTAGGCTGATTACGCTCAAATGTTTGTGAGCGCGGATCAAACTTTTCGTTTGAAATTGGCGTTGAAGGCCGTCTTGGCGTGACTGTTGGAACTGTGTTACCTACGTCCCCCGCAAAAATAGCTGGGGATGCTGCTGCTGCCAAATATTTAGCACCTGTTTTTAAAGCTGTCATGGGATTGCTACCCGCAAAAGACAAACCTGCCCCAAGTTTGTCTGACATCGTTGCTGATGCCATGCGGTTAGCTACACTATCCTGAAGAGCTTGATCGGACAGTTTCTGCCCTACTCCTTCTTCCATTGCTTGAGCGCCAAGTTGTCCAGCACCCATTCCAACAAGAGTGTCTGTGATACCCGCACCACCATAAGCACCAAGACCAGCTTGCAAGCCTTTTCCTAAATCTCCAGAAATAGCCGCAGTAGCAGCCCCAACAGCAAGACCTGTTCCAGCAGCACCGCTTAGACCTAATACACCCCCAACGGCTGTGCCAACGCCGGGAGCAAAATAATTAAGCGCGGCTCCCGCAAGGGTGGGCAGCAAGTCTTTTAGGCTAAACGCTTCTGGCAAACCTGTGTCGGGGTTGATCGTTAGGGATGTACCGTGCGCCACAGCCAGTTTTTGTAGCCCCTCCACCTCGCGGGGGGACATGTGCACGAGGGTCGAGTCCGGGCCTCTGCCTCGGGCAGACATGTGGTTGGCAAGTTGGTGTAGGCTCATAGTGCAGTCTTTATTTTAAGCGTTTGGTTGTTGCTCATCACCCCGTTCTGGGTGTCTCTGTAAACGTCCCCGATCCGCAGATTGGCAAATTCAGCGTCTGTTGGCAGGCTGGGGGCTGTGCCAGACGTAGGGAAAAAACTCAATCCCGATACTACATCGGTTCCGTTAGTTTGGGTAGACCCCGCCATTGGCCCTGCGTTGTCCAGTTGGTTGAAGTACAGACGCAGCAAACTCAACAATTGGTTCATGTAAACAGGGTCGTACTCCTGTGGTGGGCTAGGTAGCCGGGGGGCTACTACGTTCTTTTGTGCCATTACCTGCGTCCGTCTTGACGGATGTCAATTCTTGGAGCGCCCATCTGCCACTGTGTGCCAAGGGTGTTTGAACTGATCTTCATAGACATTTGCCGTGCCCTGACCCGGATGTTTAACTGCCCGTTGTAGGTGTCTAGGTCAATCGGATAGGTCTGGGTGGCTGTGACTGTGCCCTCTGCGCTGCTGCTGTCTCCACCGACTGACTTGGGGCTGTTATACCCAGAGCCAGAGTTCTGTAGCGGCAGGAGTTGCATGGTCAGGCTAGGTGTCGTCCCGGCGGTGGAGCCGTTGAAAGTCAGGTCAGGCAGCATCCTCCAGACAAAAGCAAAGTTGTGCCCATCGCCAATGTCAAACTGGGATGAGGTGATGAATGCCGTGATTGGAAGAGCCGTGGCTGCTGTGCCGTCATCCACACCCAGTTCATGCTGGACAAGGTTGCTGCTGTATGTGGCTGCAACCGGGTAGTCTTGAAGGCCACTGTCCAACCATGCGGTTCGTGCCATAGTGCCGTAGTACCAGACATTCTCAAGGTAGTTGAAGACTACATAGCTGTCGTTGGTTGACGACCCCTCACTGGGGTAGAACCACCATACTTCATTAAAACCTTCATTGGTGGCTGCATAAACTTGATCAAACTGATCTCTTGCAATGTCGTTATAGACATACCTGAGTAGGTCACAGTTGAGGGTTTGCAGCCGCCCATCGTACTTGTAGAACTTGTCTACGCCCATCCAGTAAATAATCCCCGCAGCCAAGGCCACCGCATTGGGGCCAGCAATAGAGGTGTTGTCTGCAAGCAGTTGTGATCCCCAAACATAGGGTGGGCCAAGGTACTGGAGAGAGTACAGAGCCGCATCTGTAAACACCACAATCTCTTGCTTGCTTTGAATAGCCGTCACAATGGTAGAGCCGTGGGACAAGCCAATGCTGCCTGCCTGATTGGTGATTGACGGTGACCACTCCGTAACACTCTCTTGGTCAGACCAGCGTATCAGGAGCGGATTGACTACCGTTGAGCCAATGTCATTTGTCCCAAAGCAAAGCACAAAACGGCTGGCGTCAGAGACAAGGAACGCTATTTGAGTTAGCGGAACGCTACTTGCCCCATTTAGCTGTGATACCAGTACCCCCCGTGCAGATATCTTGTGTACCCCGGACTGACTGACTGAGGAGATAATGAGCGCCCCTGTGGGAGTTAGCGACAGGTTAAAGGTGGTAGCCGACACATACCGGGTGTAGTAGGTTGTGCCCACCAGCAAGCCTGTTGGCAATGCACCGGAAGTTTCAAGAACGATGGCTGTCAGATCAGGCAGATTCAGTGTGGTGGTGACAACGCAGGGGTTGGCAATTGTCATGGTGATGGTGCTTGCTTGGTAGCCAACAGTGGCGTCCCAGTAGTACAGAGGCCCACCCCTTGGGCCGTACAGCAAGTCTTCACCAAAGTTAAATTGGTTCCATATCCGCATAGCGTCAGAGGAAGATTGGCCTACCCCCCAAGCACCAAAACCCCACGGCCCTGCGCCCCAGCCTACCAGCGGTGCAGCAAAGGATGGCCCGGTATTGACTTGGTACACAGCATAGACTGTCCCACCGCCTGAAGCTGTGGACGTTGCCGCTGATGAAGCGGTGATGGTGTAGGTTGAGCCAGTTGAGTATGTTATCTGGTACTCCCCGGATATGGTCAGCCCACCCACGGCTGTAGCACCTGTGAACACCACAAAATCGTTGTTGGCATAGCTGACAGTGGCGTCCGTGACCGTGACCGCAGCAGAGCCGTTGACTGTGGCAAACGGGCCGCTTAGTGTGTGGACGGTCTGCGTGGGCGTGATGTCGTTGTAAGCGCCGCCGTTGAGTATGTAGAACTTGAGGTTTGTGCCAACCCCAATGAGGTTTTGGAAGCCGAAGGTGACCCAGTTCCACAGAGACCGGCAAACCCCTTGGAATGTGGCAGCAGAGATGCGTACCCAACCGCCTATCTTTTCAGGCGTGCCTTGCCGAAACCGGACGTTATCCGACTCATAGTAGCCGCCCTCGTTCGTGTATCTAGTGTTTTCACGATTCACCCCGCTTTTTAAGGTAATTTTTTTCAACGGCATTTTTCATCCTAAGACAGGAACAGGGCACGTTCGTCATTGCGGCGCTTGACCAACCCCGGCAAGATTTTACCCCCGCCCCTCGTAAACTTCAAGAACTCGTTGGCAGCTTCTTGCGTCTCGCCCCGCAGAACTTTCTGACGGAGGGTTGATCGCTGTACGCCCCCCAAACCCAAATTAAAAGCAAAGCTGACAAGAGCATCGTTTTGACCTGTGGTAAGACCCATAGGAAAAAGTCGGGCGACCCCAACTTCAAATCGCTGGAGATCAAAACTAAGGGTTCCATCTACTTCGTCTTTCGAAAAAGTACGGTTGTCATGCGGCTCCAACGGGTAAGCGTCTCTCTGATCCAGTGGTAAACGTCCTTGAGCGGGGTAAAGAACATGTCCGACTCCTACAGTCCAAAGTTTTGCTGGGCAGCGGTACGGCTTGTACCGCACGCCTTCATGGTGCTTGATCATCTCCTTGCAGCGGTCGGAGACTTTCAATCTTTGCCACCTTTAAATGCCCGTCCACCAAAGTGAAAGCTGATGATTGACGCAAAAATGATCTGGGTGTCGGCGTCCCAGAGCTTGGCAATCAGCACATCAAAGGCAATGTCCCGCTGCCACGCATAAATAAACCCGCCGATCTCCACGAAGGCAAACAGCCCGAAGAACCCATAGGTCAGTATCGGGCGCACACCGGATCGCAGGTTGACCATCCACTGTGATGCACCCTGTCCTATGGCAATGTCGTGAGCGTAGAGTGCAGCCCGTTCTGATGCCTCTGCTTCAATGGCCTGACCCTCAACTTTGATCTCCTCCACCCGTTGCGCGGCTTCAAAGCCTGCCTTGCGTAGCTCAAGCTCACGCTCGATCTGGAGTTGAGCCATTGCCATCTCATGTTTTTTGTCCGAACGATCTTGAAAGAAACCAAGCAGCTTGGGCAGGCCACCAGCGAGGAAGGAGATTAGGGTTGAGAGTAGGGTCAGCATTTCTTTTCTTCCTCATGGGACAGTTTGACGCCAGCAAGTAGGCCAATGAAGCCACCGACGATGGTTTGAAACGCAGGGCCAACCAACTCAAAAATCTTGTTGTTGTCCACCTTCTCGTCAAACAGTCCAAGCAACATGACACCGGACATCGACAGAACAACGATACACAAGGTCATGCTGACCATGAGCGTAACGAAGAAGGTGAGCTTGGCTTTCATTTGTCTTTGCGATTGAATATCTCAAACAACGATTTAACTTTTTCTTCCAACACGGCAATTTTTATATCCATCTTCGCCAGCACGATGATGAGCGTTATCAGCGCCAACAGCATCGGCCAACCTTTTGCCAGTGCTTCGAAAAACTCCATGATCAACGGAATGTGAGTGACGCATAAACGATAGCTGACATACTGAAGATAAGCACCCCGGCGGTCTTCATAATCACGCCTTCTAGTCGTTTTAGCCTTGCATTTATCTGCGCGTATCGTTCGGCGCAGACCGCTTCATGGCTTGTGAATTGTGCTTCAAGGTTCATCTTTGGCTTTCATTGCAGTTTCCTGCCTTGTTCGTAACTCTCGCGCTCGTCCATTGCATGGTGCAAAACCAACTCATCAAACTCCTCGTCTGGTGTTGGGTGACACCAGCAAGCCCGATTCATTTCGTGTTCTCGGAGGTCGTTGAGTGGGTAGGTGTGGATGTCGGACATGGTTGCTCCTGCGTTACTACCGTTTTGATTCCATCCTGCACAGCCGTGATTGACCCGCCCGGTCTAATTTGGATACTGTCGCCCCAAGATGCGGGGTTAGTGAAATCAACTGTTTTTCCATCAATTTCAAACATGAGGGGTTCCTTCACTGGGCTTCGGTACTTGCGCCTCGGCCTGCTCTTTGATTTTGAGAATCAGAGGCCAGCATCCGCTGCTTGATGGCAACTGCCCCAGCGTCTGGAGGACAAAGTTGATTTCGTTTACGTCGAGGTCGAGGGTCATGCTGATTCTTTCATTAGTTCGCTTTCTACAATACGCAGCACACCAACAGCCAAAGCCAGCGGTATACGGTCATCGTATTCATGTATCAACTCGGATACTCTGGTTGCCAGTTCTCCAGCAAGTTCGGCATTGGCTTTGTTTGTCACAGCCATAAACCTGCGCCGGGGGTCTGCTGGCATGGCAACTATGCTCATGTTGTTGACCAAGGTGTGCCAGTGGCGGTTACGGGGTTCTTTTGCAGTTCAATCTGCTGGGCCAGTGCTGCTTCTGTCGCGTCCTTGTCCACGCCTGATGCGTAGCACCAATCCAAGACTTCTTGCATCGTGACGCTGGCGTAGGGGATGGTGGGCGTACCCGGTTGCCATGAGCAGGTTGACCAGATGGAGGCGGTGTAACCCTCGTCTACTGCTGTGGCAGTCCAGTGGGCGGTGGTGATGAAACCGTTGGCGGTTTCGTAATTGGTTTGAGTGATTATCCAAGTGATGTTCATGCTGTCTCCAGTGCAGTGATACGGGCGGTGAGTTGAGTGATGAGGGCTTGTTGTTCTTGGATGGCTTTGACAAGAGTGGGAATCAATGTTTCGTGGTTGATGTTTTTGTACTCAATACCATCTGCACCAGCTTTTGATGTGTTGACACACTCAGGAAACACATCTTCAAACTCTTGAGCAATAAAACCAGCAACATCTTTCTTGTCTTGGCCTTTGCCTTCTTTCCAATCAAAACGCCTTGGTTTAAGGGCCATGATTGAAGAAAGGCCCGTATCAATGTCACGCACATTTTCTTTAAGGCGCTCGTCAGAAATTGCAGTAATTACAATTGAAGTGGCAAAGACAGTACCGCCATATCCAACATAGAAACGATAAGCGGATGCACCAGTTGAATAAACCTCGTGAGTTGTGTCAGAATTTGAAGTAGTAGAACCTACTTGGCTTGTTCTTGAATATGTTGCAGACGGAAGAAATTTGAAACCAATACCAGCAGTTCCAGACGCATCCGTAGTCCCCACCAGCAAGTTACCGCTGGAGTCGATGCGCATCCGTTCTATTGCTGTAAAACTGGAGTTTGTGGAGGTATTTCTAAAAATAATATTATTGTTTGTTCCAGTTGTATTCCCTAAACTATCAATAAACATTCCATTAATTACGCCAACAGAACCCTCTTGAGAATTAGGCCCTCTAACAATCAGTGCAGGAGAAGTAGCATCAGCCAAAACAAGTCTTGGAGTCCACCCAGCACCACTGGTAATAGTTGTCGTCCCAATACCCAAGTTACCGCTGGAGTCGAGGCGCATCTTTTCGCTTCTGTCGCCAGCAGTCGTGTTGGTTCCAAAAACAAGGGCCAAACCTTGGTTGCTTGTGGATTCGCTGATTGCACCAAAGTAGCCAATTCGGTTTTGTGAGTTGCCGCTTATGTTTAGTTGATAACCCACAAATGTGCCGCCAGCAGTGTGAGCAGACCCATTTGTAAATGCCGCCGTGCAGTTTGCTACGTTTGGAGCAGTGTTGGCATAAGCAGTTGCGTTATCTAAGTTTGCATTAAATCTTGCAGAAAACGAACTTGTCCCAATACCCAAGTTACCGCTTGCATCCAGCGTCATTGCTTGGGTGAAGGAAATAGGTGTTGCTCCTGCACCAGATGAGTTACTTGGTGCTGTATACCATTGATGTTGGCCGCTAGTTTGATAATACAAAGTAGCGTAACCATTTGCAATATATGCACTAGCATCACTGCTATTGTAAAAAAGGTTTTGGCTTAAAGCGGTAGCCGCACTACGACTAAACAAAGCCGCACCATTTGTTAATTGCAATGCGGGTCTGCTTGCGCTACTCCAAGCACTCGGAGCAACCCCCAAGCCCAAGTTACCGCTGGAATCAATTGTCATTCGGGCGCTAGGACTGCCTGAATAATTTACATAAAAACCTAACGCATCAGTTGCATGGCTGTATTGAATATAGCCTTGATATGCTGCTGGGCCAGTGCCGTCAGCAAAACTAAGGGTACTGGAGTTGGCACTACCTGCGTAAATAGTAATTCCTTCTGAGCCAGAACCAGTTCCTACAACTAGATTATTTGCAAAAGGATCAAAACTAGAAGGCGAACTCGTCCCAACACCCAAGTTACCGCTGCTATCCAGCGTCAAGCTGGTCGCTGGCGCACTGCCTGAGAAGCTGTACGCTGTGCCGCTTGTGCCGCCGCTTAGTGTGCCCGTTGCACTCAGCGTAGTAAACGCACCCGCCAGCGGAGTCGTTGTGCCAATAACTACGTTGTTAATTTGATTGCCGCCGCCTGAGACTGTGCCGCCAAGCGTAAAGGCTGGCATGGTTCCCACGCTGAATGGGCTTCCCAGAATGGGAGCAACAAGGGTCAGTGTTGTGCCGTTGGTTGTAGCGCCTGTAATCCCTGCCAGTACGCCAGCATTGTTGTACTGCACCTGAGTGGTCGAGCCACCCGCCGCGCCAGCCGTAGCCGTACCGACAACCTTTACGTAGTCTGTGCCGTTGTAGTAAACAAGTGCTGTCTCGCCTACAGCGATAGATACGCCGGTCTGACCAGATGCTTTGAACGTCACTGTGCTGCCTGTGGCGGCGTTGACTACGAAATACGTTTTGCTGTAGCTTGGGCCTGTGATTATTTTGGCGGTTGTCAGTGTGCCTGTAACCTTGATGATCGCATACTGCGCCGTGGTAGCGCCTATGGAATTTCCTGACGAACTACCCGTGGTGTTAGCCAATGTAATAGCGCCATCACCCGCAAAAGATAATGTGCCAGCAATGGCAATGTCAAGATAGTCACTGACGCCGTAGTTGACGGTATCGCCCCACGTACCAGTGAGCGTCCCCTGTGTGGGGGTGACTAAGCCCAAAAGAGTCGTCGTTGCTGCCATTTAAATACTCCTAAGTCGTTGCAACATCAGTCCAAGCTGCTGTCTGCGTGTTGCCAATATCTTGCCAATTGGCTGTTTGCGTGTTACCAATATTCTGCCAGTTTGCATTCTGCGTGTCATCTATTACTTCCCAGAATGGTCGTCCCGTTATTGCGTCTGTTCCGGTTGCCAACTCGTTGAGAGATGCTATAAACGCCGCTGCTGCCGTATCTACATCAGTGCCCGTTGCTGTCTCTGCAACCGATGCACCAAAACTTGCCGCTGTTGTAACCGCATCAGACCCAGTGGCTGTCTCACTGACAGTCGCTCCAACAGACAAAATACTTGATACCGCATCCGTCCCGGTAGCCGACTCATTGACAGTGCCCGAGAACGAAAAAGACGAAGTTACCGCATCTGTACCTGTCGCTGTTTCTGTGATCCGCCCCAAGAAGGTGACAAACGCCACATCTACATCAGACCCCGTAGCAGTTTCGCTGACTGACACTTTGTATGTCGGTACTGCTGTTACTACATCGCTACCTGTACCCGACTCACTAACCGCCGATCCAAACCCTGCCTTTGCTACAACAACGTCTGTACCCGTACCTGTTTCACTGACTGCTGCATTGACCTGTACCAAACTTGATACAGCGTCCGTTCCCGTGGCAGTCTCACTAACCGAAGAATTAACACTGATTGCCGCCGCTACCGCATCCGTACCTGTTGCGCTCTCAACAACCGATGGACTCATTGTCAGCAACGAACTAACTACATCTGTACCCGTAGCTGTCTCGCTGACAGAAACTCCATACGTTGGCAGAGAACTTATTACATCCGTACCTGTCGCTGTTTCCGATACCGCACTACCAAAAGTAGCCAACGCACTGATTGCATCTGAGCCTGTGGCAGTCTCACTGACTGAAACTCCTACTCTATTAGCCCCTAATACAGCATCTGTGCCTGTTGCAGTCTCACCAACCGTGCTTGAAAAAGCCGTGAAGCCCCAGCCGCCATTACCCCATGCGCCAGAACCCCACGCTGACATACTACCCCGCCAAGCTGAATGTGTAGGTCACAGACAGAGTATCACTGCTCACCACAGAGCGATCACCGGGTGAGCCAAAGTCAGCCGCAGAAAACAGTGTGCCTGTCGTACCACTCTTGGCGCTGCCGCTGGTCAGGAAAGCCCCGCCCACAGTTGTTGTGCCGTTGATGTTAAACGTAGCAGGAGAAGCTGTATTAGTCACTACAGAGGGATTGGCAGTGGTTGCTGTTACAAACGTAGCGGCTACACGGGTCGCATTACTGTAAGCCACAACCTCTGTCCAACCAGCGTGGGAAGACATGGTGTCACCCGCCGCAGGGGTGTTACTTGCTCCAGCACCGTACAAACCAAGATACCAAGTGGTGATTTGCGTGACTGAAGTTAGGGCCGAACCCGCCATGTACGCCAGACCGGCATTGACTACCAGATTTTTAGACTGCGCTTCCCACTTCAAGTTGCCATCTTTGTCATGGCACTTAATCTCAAATAGGCCAGTGGCCTGTGCATCCTCACCGGCTTTGAGGTTGCAGGTCAGGCCGCTAGAAACAGTGTCAGTAGCTTTAAGTTTTTCGGTAGTCATGGTAGCCTTATCAATGAGGTGGTGGATGAGTTGGTTGGCATTACAACGGTGAACGATGAGGTAGTGGTTTTGTCAGCGCCGAAGTCCAATACTGCCACCGATTTGTTGCTCTTGGATGAATTGTAGATCAGCGCACCCCGTGCTGTAAACGCACCTGTTGTCCAGACCACATTGCTGAAGTTTACAAAGGCTGTGGTGTCTGTAACACTCACCGAGATGCCTGTCATCACCTGACCCGTAGCGGTGTAGCCCGTGCCTGTAATCTCCCCGGTCGCTGTGTAAACGGTGGTAGCCGCCCCTATATCGGCATTGGCTGTGTACAGCGCCATGTAGAAGGTGTCTGCGGAGAAGTCGTGCACCCCCTGAAGCAGTTGCTGCTTGAAGGATGTGGTCAGGGTTTGGGCAATGCTCATGTTACTGGAATCCTAGCTTGCCCACTGCGGTATGCGTCAGACCGCTCAAGCCCATCGCCCAGACGTTTAAGCTGCACTAGAGCCTCGCCAAACTTGGTGTTGTACAGCAGCACCATGTCCTGCTCACCCTTCATGTAGGTGTAGGCTTCGACCAGTGTCCCATACAGAAGAGCAGGGTCGTAGTTGTCACCAAGCCATGTGGTCGATGCAGTGACGATAGACTCAGGATAGTAGAAGTAGTGAAGCTCAGTGCCGTATGCGGCGTTGGGTGTGGGGCCAAGGATGAACGTCAGTTCTGTTTCGTTGTCCGAACGTGGGCCAAATATGGCATAGTACTTAGGCGCTCCAGTGGATGTTGGCTTGGGGTACGCTTCCCTGATGAAGTTCACATCCTTGTTGAGCAGGTACGTGTACGCACCTGTGGTGGGGTCTATTATTGCCAAGGAGAATGTGGATAGAAAGTCAAGGGGGCACTGCAAATACTTGTTGCTTGTAGTTGTGCTGCCCGTGACGTTCTTGCGTAGGGATGGTATCTGTACGGCGTTGTAGATGCGCTTCTCTGCCTGTGTAATGAACAAGTTCATATCCACCGTAGGGAAGGTGTTCTCCGTGTACGAAGAAATTGCAGCAACCAACGCAGCGTAGTTCATGCCATCGGGCCTCGTGCGGTAATGCCTTTTGTCGCCGCGCCGTTACCACGGGTGACGATACCAGATGTCTTTACACCGGGTTGCTCTTGGCTGGTAATGCGTCCAATCGAAGCACGGGCATTGTTCAACATGCTCATGTCCTTGCCCTTGCCGGGGTTGGCTTCGACCGTCACGGCCTTGCCAGACATGGTGTGCGGCTTTGCGTAGGCCGCTGCTTGTTTGTTGTTGATCATCTTAACCTCCACGACCAGATTTCTGGTTCATCACTTTAGCCATGCCACGACCGTATTTCATCATATCCTCGCCGGTCTTGCCGCCTTTGGAAAATTTGGTCATGGGTTTGCCGGGGTGCAGGGCTTTCTCGTGCTTGTGCACGGCCCCGGCCATCATCTTTTTGTCCTGCTTCAAGTCTGCCTTGTCCATATCAACTCCTAAGTTACTGTAACTGAACCAAGTTCTAATTCTGCCACCAAATAGTTGGGTGTCAGTCCGTCATCGTTTGCCCTAGACCCGCCTACCGGGTTCCAGTTCCACTGAAATATCCTGCTGCCTTCGCCCGGATACCCGTCTGCCAGCAGGCCAGAAGCGTAATAACTCAAGTCCCTGCGCGGATCACGCAAGCCCTGTGGGTCATCTACCGGGTACATCCCCAACTGCAACTGAGGCTGATCCGGTGTCCAGCAGGTTGGGCACACCAGCAAGTTGTAGGTTTTGGTCTTGACAACTTCCTTCTTCAATTCCTTCAACTTGTAGCGAAACCCACAGCGGTCACACTCCGCTATCGCATTCTTACCTGATGCAAACCTATTGCCCATGATTACATAAACTGCTGGCGAGGCACAAAGCGCACCGCTGCTTTCTCCCGGTCTTCATCTTGAGCCAACTGCCACGCTTCATCATATTGCATCTTCAATACCTGTAAACGCTCCATGCCGTTGGGCAACTTAAGCGCCAAGTAGTAGGCCAGCCCCGCTGCCACGCAAGGTATAAACCTGAACGGCACATCCATCGTGTCAGATCCATCTCCAGCGTTCTGGTTCCTACGCAGACGCCAGTACACAAAGGTGTAGGTCTGGGAACCATCAGGCGTGGGCCAGACGGTAATTGCAGGCGGGTTTGATACATACACCGCTGTGGTGCTTGTATGCGTTGCTGCGGTGGTATTGGCTTGTCCTCTGGAGCAGGCTGTCAGGACATTGCCCACGATGTAGCCGTAGTAGATGATCTCGCTGTCCACTTGAATGTACCCAGCAGCGGCTAGTCCTATGACTGAACTCAGGGTGATGGTGGTGGCTGTCGCGGTCACTGCTCCGTTCAAGGTCAGCGTTGTGGCTGATGTCTGCCCAGAGTTGCGCTGCACCATGACTTGAATGGGTCTGGCTTGGGTTAGCTTGTTGGGTAACGTAGCGTAGGTACTGATGCTGATGCGGGTGATGGTCAAGTCTGCTTGGTTGGATGTCGAGTTGGCATCGGTGCGGATGACATGCTCAAGCAAGTCTACGGTGTCTGTTGGTAGCGCGTAGGTGTTTAAACCTTGAGTCAGGGTGAATGATCCCTGCTCAATTGTCCACATGTTGATGCCCCGGTTGGCCCAATCCGCAAACATGATGTTCAGGGATCGCCGTGCAGTACGCATGTCATAGCCAGAGCGAAGCTCAGAACCCGCACGTTCAAATGCGTCTTCTATGACTTCACTCAAGTCCATGTCAAAGTTAGCAACGCCCGAAGTAGTCATTATCTAAATCCTGCTGTTTTCTTTGCTATGCTTTTAGGCTGTGCTACAAACTGTTTTCCACTGGCTTTACCTGCTCTCTTGGCCTTGGTTGTTGCTGCGTACTCACTAGGGCTGAGAGATTTGATAGCCGCTTCAGGCAAGTACCGCTCCCCCGTCTTACTCGACGGTTTACCAGACTTGGTGCGCCATTTCTGGTCGCCCCAATCTTTCAGGGACTGCTGCGGAGCTTTCAATCTTTGTACCCGCCGCCTGCGGCCTTATATCGTTTAGCCATAACTTGTGCTTTTCTCGCACTCCATTGCCCCGCGCCCGTGCCCACGATTGCCGCAGCTTTGACGCTGTTGAAAATCCGTTTGCGAAGGCTGGGTTTGGTGTAGTTACCCGCTTCGTTGACCTTCGACTTCACCGCCCCACCCTCTTTGTACTGAGTGAAGTCAGTGTCATCACGCCGGGCTTTCTTCTTGCCACCGGGCATCTTGCTGGGGTCAATGGCCCCCATACCACGGGAGGCTCTCATTTAGCACATCTTTCCACGGGTCTTACCCCGTTGAGCTATGCCATCACCCCGGCGGGATGCTGAGACTGCGCCACCAGATGCGTAGCCTTGGACTGAACCCCCACGTTTCATCACCGTAAACTTGTCACCGCCTAATTTGTCACGGACAGCTTTAAGCGTTTCTGCGGAAGCATCTTCACGCAGCCCGGAACGGCGTGCGTTTTCTTTTAGCATTTCTGCTTGACGCCCCTCGGCACGACCGCCGCGCTCTACGGCTTTAGCACCGGCTTTATCATATTCAAGCCTTGGGGTTGGTTTTGGAAGAGCTAGTTTTTTTGGCCCCTCAAGTAACCGTGGTACTTCTTTGATGACCTCTAGCTCTTTTTCACGGAAAGTTGGGTCTGGTCGTTCCAACCGCTTGACTGCTGTTTTAGCACCACCACGGTTGGCTAGATTTTGAGCAGCTTTAGCAATACTTTTAATACCAAAACCCGCTCCACCCATCAATGCCTGCTCGGGATACGAAGCCTCTATTGCCTGCGATTTTTCCATCGCGGCTCTTTTGGCTTTCCCCTCTGGGGTTTGTGCGGCTTCTTGGGCTCTTTGGAACTGTTGCTCTTTGTCGTAAGCCTTGGAAGTATCGGCGTCAGGAGCACCTCTGCGTGTCCGCCCTAGCTGGGCGTTCATATAGTCTGTTAAATCTTTGTCCGCGCCGTATTGTTTTTTAAACGCCTGTAATTGTTCCTTGGTGACTATTGCAGGTTTAGCTTTGAACGCCGCCGCTGGACTTGTCTTTGCTCGCATGTCATCAGTAACCAACGACTCACCATCGCTTATCGTGTCTACCGGCAACGGCCTGTCTTTATCTAAACCTCTGCTTTTAATAAAATTTCCTAACCGATCCTCATTAATATAGTCAATGGTTTCACCGCCGTCTGAAAATTTACGCATCTTCATGTTGTGCTCCTAACAGGCCATGCCGCCGCTTTTCATCTTGATCTGCGTGGCTTTGGTTTTGCCTTTGGACGCAATGCCGTCAGCCGAACGGACGAAGCCGCCGGTTGCCATCTTGGTCATACCGCCCTTGTTCATCATGCCTTTGCTCATGCCCATCATCTGTTTTTTGTCAGATGCCATGTCGGCTTTAGAGCCTTCTTGCATACCTTTTTTCTTGGCCATCATTGCCATGAAACCGGGGTTCATTTTCGTAGCCATATCACCACCTTTTGAGAAAGATTTGCCTTTGTCGGCGTTAGAGAAATCCTTGCCCACGGACTGTGGGACACCTACCTTCTTGGCAAAGCTCGGGCTGTGAGCTATCGCCTCCATAAAGTTGTGCTGCTTTTTGCTGGAGCTTGGCATTTAGCATTTCCATCTTGCAAGAGCCGCTGCTTTGCGGGTTGGTTTGCCTTTTTCGTCTTTCATCGGCCCGGGCATACCTGACATCCGGGCACAGAACGAATCCTTGCGGGGGCCACCTTGGGGCTGTGGAGCCTTGAGGTTGCTGCCAGTTGCTGCGTTGTACTTGGCCCTACCCTTGGCAGTCAGACCAGCCCCCTGAGAGATCGGCAGCTTCTCGCCCCGACCAACAGAGAGAACCGGGCCTTTCTTCTTAGCCATAAAAAACTTCAATACCCACAACAGTACCAACGCTGGTTGTTAGGTGTAGCCCTGTAGACGCCAAAATACCTTCACCGGGTATGGTGATGTTGAAGTTTACAGGGGTGGTAACACTGGCAATGTCCATCGTAAACAGCACAGCGGCAGTGGCGCTGCCATCACGAATCTCAAATGTTGCTGCCGTTGAAGCTTTGGGGCTGACCACAATACCTTTGAGGCGTGTACGCCCCAGCATAAAAGAACCCGCAGCAGTTAGGTGTGCCGCCTTTACGTCTGTTTGCATCATAATCAATCTCCAGTTGTGGGGTTGCCCCCGAAGATTAAGCTGTGCGTGTAAACACGTAGGCTGTTGCGCTGGAAAACATGATGGTGAACCGGCCCACACCTGTAACACCAGAAGCCACTGTTGACTGACCAAAACTTGCCGCAGTGGTAGCGGCTGCATCGGATTTAATACCGTTCGTAGCTACAAGAATAGTCACTGTATTGGCCCCTGCGGTGTTGTCAATGTACAGGTCAAACACAGTACCTTGCGTTGCACCCAGTGCTGCGCCGAGCAACGTGCCTGTCGGCAACGTGATGGAGACTGCGGCTGCTGAAGTTGAGGTGATGTAGCCAGTGGCTACTTGTGCTGCTGTAGCAGTCGCTGTGGCGTTAATTGCCGTTGGCGTGTGGGTGATGCTACCTGTGCCAGCAATGTTGCCAGTGACGTTGCCAGTGACGTTGCCCGTAAGAGCGCCAATGAATCCATTGGTAGACGTAACCGGGCCAGAAAACGTGGTGGATGCCATGATTTTTCCTTACATACAAGTTAGGCGCATTAGTCTGTATGTCGTCAGCCGGGGCTGTCTAATGCACCGGAAAGCCCGG